GACCTGCCACGAATGCCAGCACGGCCCCGGCCTCTGCGCTCACCCGCTCGTCCAGCCATTCCACGGCGAGCCACCCAGTAGTCTCGGCTCGTCCATCGTGGACTGGTGCGCGGACCACCTCGTCCCCGCCGGGAAAACGTGGGCACGCCCGCGCAGGGATGCCCCGCCGTGCCCGGGGGCGACTCCCCCGAGGGGCAGCCGTGAGCGGAGCCCCAGCAGGGCGTAACCTCAGCGGCAAGACGCCGGCCGGTGCCTCGCTGCTGGCTGGCGCTGGGCTCCGCCTTCGCGCCTCTGACGCCGCCGCTCGTGCCGACCGGAGGGACGACTCTACCCGGGCGCGTCAAGCGGGCGGCCGTAAGTCGGCGGGATCGTTTGCGGCCGTGCTGCTCGGGGGGTGGGGCGCAGGCATGCCCGGTTGACGGATTGCGCCGCCTGTGATTACGTCAATCTCGACACGGAGACCCGGTGCCGCTGCCCCGCCTCGCGCCCATGTTGCCCGCAGACCGTCGGCCGTCCATCGGGCGCCGCTGCTACCTGTGTCGAGCCTCGGGGGCGCTCTGGAGGGTGGCAGCAGACCACGCCGGGGCCGCATCGGAGAACACCGCGAGAGCTGGCGCACACCGCTGGGCGAAGCGGTACGGCAAGGCGTGGCCGCCCGAGGTCGACCAGCACGGCGATCCCGTCGATGCTGCACACAAAAAGGGTGACGCATGACGACGCAGGCAGCAACACCAGCCGCGGAATGGGTGGCGCTCGACGCTCTGGAGCCGTGGGACCGCAACGCTCGGCAGCACAGCGACGACAGCACTCGGAAACTGGTCGCGGGCATCCGGCGGTTCGGCTTCCTGGTGCCGCTCACCGCGTGGCGGGCGGAGTCGCGCATCGCCGCGGGGCATGGGCGCCGGCTGGCGATGCTGGCGCTGCTCCGTGAGGACCCCGCCTTCATCCCGCGGAACGCGCCCCCCGGGGTCGGGCCGGGCATGGTCCCCGTCATGTTCGAGGACTTCGCCACAGAGGCGCAGTTCAAGGCGTTCGCCATCGCGGACAACCGGCAGGCGAAGAACGCTGAGGACGACGACGAGGCGGTTGCTGCCGTGCTCGCGGAGCTTGACGCGCAGGGGATCGAGTTCGACGGGATGGGCTTCGACGACGACGAGATCGCGGAGTTGCTCAATCCCGAGAGCGACGAGGACGATCCGTTCGAGGGCGGCGTGGACGATATGGACGAGGTCTGCGACGTGATGGTGGAGTGCGCCGACGAGAACGAACAGGGGCGAGCGTTGGAGCTGCTCCACAATGAGGGGTTCACATGCCGCGCGCTCACATCGTAAGAGAGTCTCGGGTGGTCCGCTCGGGTCGTGTGATGCAGTTGGAGGGCATGTTCGACGTGCTCCCGTCTGACGTGTCGCGCGTCGAGTGGGACGTGTCGGTGCCGGTAGAAGATCGAGACTGGCAGGTAGGCTTGATCGTTGGCCCGTCGGGCTCGGGCAAGAGCACGATCGCCGCGGAACTATTCGGCGAGGCCCTGGTGGACGAGCACGAGTGGGCGCACGATCGCGCGCTCGTCGACGGGTTCCCTGCCGACATGACTGCCACGCAGGTAGCGGACACCCTGTCACGGGTGGGGTTCTCGTCGCCGCCGGCATGGCGACGGCCATACCATGTGCTAAGCACCGGGCAGAAGTTCCGCGCGGACGTGGCACGGGCGATGGCCGAGAACCGTAGCGGGCTCGTGGTCTTCGATGAGTTTACGAGCGTGGTCGACCGGCAGGTCGCGCAGATCGGATCCAGCGCGGTTGGGCGTGCCGTTCGAGCCACGCCGGGTCAGCAGTTCATCGCGGTGACTTGTCACTATGACGTGGAGGAATGGCTCCAGCCCGATTGGGTGCTGCGCGTCGATGAGGGACGATTCCTGTGGAGGTCGGTTCAACGACGACCCCCGATCACGCTCGACATTCGGCAGTGTGACGTTGAAGCGTGGCGGCTATTCCGCGAACATCACTATCTGAGCCGCACGATCTCGAATAGTTCGCGCTGCTATGTGGCGTTCGTCGACGGGCGCCCGGCAGCATTCGTAGCGATGAACCCGTGGAGCCACGTTCGGCGGGGAGCGTGGCAGATGCATAGGGTGGTCTGTCTCCCCGACTTTCAAGGCGTTGGGATCGGACGACGTATGATGGACCATGTGGCGGCGCTATTCCTGCGAGAGAGCGGCCCCGTGTATATCGTGACCAGCGTGAGAGGGTTGGCGCGGTCGCTGGCGCGCGATCCAAAGTGGCGAATGACTCGCAAGCCGTCTCGCGTCACGTCCAAGCCCGGCAAGAACATGGTTCAGAAGACGATTTCACGCGGCCGACTGACCACGACGTTTCGGTATGCGGGGTCTCGCTGATGGCACGCAAGCCCCGCGCCGACAAGTTCGCCGGCCAGCCCGTCGCCCGCCTCGCCGACGCCATCGACCGCGCCATCACCAAAGGCGCGCTCTCGGGTGACGCTCAGATGCTCGCCGCGCTTCAGCGCGAGGTCCGGGCGCTCATGCTCGGGGTGTGCGAGCCACCGCCGCCGCCGAAGGTGTTTCGCGGGCGCAAGCAGCTCGTGTTCGAGGCCGTGCTCCAAGGCATGACCCCGGCCGAGACCATGGAAGCCGTGGGGTGCAGTCGCGCGACGGAGTACCGCTGTCGGAAGGATCCCGAGTTCCAAGCGGCGCTGGCCGAGGCGCGGGCGCATCGCATCGTGGCGGTGCAGGAGTCGGCCGGCGACCTGCTGCCGCTCGCCCTCCAGCGCATGCGCGGGATCCTGCTCGACCCGGCCGCAGCGCACAAGGATCTGATCGCGGTGTTCCGCGAGTTGGCCGACCGATCGGGGCTGGCGAAGACCGAGCGCGTGGAGGTCGAGGAGGTCGGCGACAAGCACGCGGGCGACGTTCGCGGGTCCGCGGCCGAGGCTGCCACCCGTCTCCGGGTGCTCGTGGGCGGTCGCGCCGAGTCGATCTGATGCTCGTCGGCCCCTCGCTACTCGTGACCCTCGCCCCGCATTCGGGGTCCCGCTCGCTCGCCCGCCGGCTCCAGGTCGAGGTCGAGCGACCCGCGGGCCTGACGGCAGGGACGCACGTGGGCCTGTGGGCTGGCGCTGACCGATGGCCCGGCCGGCGCATGCTCGGGGCGACCCGCGACCCGGTGGCGTGGCACGTGGCGCACTTCGGGCACTGGGCGCGCGGGGCGAGCGGCGCGGAGCGGCTGGCCCCGTGGATGGCCCCCGCGGCGGCTCAGGCGGCCCGTGCTGCCGCTGCCGAGTTCGGCACGCTCGCGAGTGCAGCGCGGCACGCCCCGGCGCTGCTGGGCTACCTGTGGGCGTCCTACGTGGTGGGCGTGGCGACCCCGGGCGCGGTCCTCGCCGACGTGGACGCCCGGCCGGCGGCGATGTCGTGGCCGATGCAGGGCGAGACGGTGGCCCCGGCCCGGTGGATGGCCGAGCGTGGCGCGGGCCTCGCGACCTGGGGCTATGTGCGACAGTTCTACCCCCGGCGGCTGTGGTCGCGCGGGGTCGACGACCTCATCGCGAAGGCCCCGGACATGCTCGCCGACGCGCTGGTCGACTGCGGCCAGCTCGACGCGGGGCTCGCCGAGGTGTCCCAGGTGTGGGGCCTCGCCCTGTCGGGTGGTGCGGGCGCTGGGGCGTCCGCTGCGCCCTCGCCCGCCGTGGCCCCCACCTCGGAGCAGGCCGAGCGGTTGCGACGCGCTGAGCGGCTGATCTACGTGCTGCATCCCGGCTACCTGGACGGCACGGCGCCCCCGGTGGTGTGGGCATGACCGCGGCACTACGCGCGGCGGGGCCTCTCGACCTGGACGCGCTGCTCCAGCGGGTCGAGGACGCGCAGACGGCACGGCGGCAGGCCCGCGCGCTGCTCGTGCTCGTCGAGCAGTTGGCCGCGCACCCCGCGTCGGAGGGCACCGACGGGTCGCGCGTGCTGTCGTGGGCGGTCGAGCAGATGGAAGCGCACCACGCGGCGGCCGGGCGCTCGCCGCTCGCCTACGCCGAACCGTGGGCGCCGAGGTGCAACCGCTGCGGGGCGTGGGATCCCGTCATGGGCGAACTCGCGAGTCCCGAGATGACGTGGACCGGGGAGGGCGCGGTCCATGAATGCCCGTGCTGCGGGGTGCGGGAGGCGCGGACCTCGCAACGGCTGGCGCTGCGGCGCGCGCTCGTCGAAGACGCGGACTATGCGTTCATCCTCGGCGGGAACCGTACCGGCAAGTCGGAGGGGGCCGCGCAGCTCTGCGCCGCCGTGACCCTCGGGCGAGACGACCCCGGGACGCGCGAGTGGGTGCGGTCGCTGGGCATCGACCTCGCCGACATCAGCCTACGCAAGTTGCCCGAAGGGGCGGGCCTGTCCTACGCCATCGCGCTCACCTCTCACGACTCGCTCCAGTACGTGCGGCCGAAGTTGGCGCGCTACCTCCCCGCCGGGACCCGGTACCGGGCGTGGACGGGCAACCAGCAGGCCGAAGCGCGGACGGAGGACGGTGGGAAGGTGGTGTGCAAGTCCGTCGACCAGGGCCGGCGGGCGATGCAGGGCGCGGCGGCCCGGTTCGTGTGGCCCGACGAGGAGATCGACGGGAACGAAGCGATCGAGATCATGGAGGAACTGGACGCCCGGTTGACCGACGCGAACGGGTGGATGGTGCTGTCGATGACCCCGCTAAAGGGGTGGACGCCGATGCTGGAGCGGTACGTGAAGACGCCCCGCCCTGATGTGCTCGTGTCCCACCTCAGCGTCCTGGATAATCCCTACATCGAGCGGGCCAGCGTCGTGAAGCGGCTGGCGCGGTACGGCGAGCGGATCCGGCTGGCCCGTGAGCGCGGGACCATCACGGCGATAGAGGGGGCGGTGCATCCCGATTTCGACCGGGCGGTGCATGTCGTCCCGGCGTTCCCGATCCCGACCGAATGGCCGCGCCTCGCCGGTATCGACTTCGGCGTGCGGGACCCCTTCGTCCACCTCTGGTGCGCGCTCGGCCCGGACGAGGTCGTCCACGTCTACCGCGAGCATTACAAGCGCGACGACCGGCTGCGGGACCATGCGCGCGCGATCTGGGAGATCGAGGGGTGCCCCGACTGCATGCCGCCCGAGTTCGGGTCAGACAAATGGCAGGGCTGGACGGTGCGGGTCGCGATGGGCGAGGTCAAGTGTGACACGTGCGACGGCACGGGGCGGCGGGAGCCGGAACCCGACGTGCGGTGGGCGGACGCGGCGGGGCTCGACCAGCGGCGGACCCTGTCGGGCGAGTACGGCATCGTCACGGCGCCCGCGCACAAGGACCGGGCGGCCGGGTTCGACGTGCTCGACGAAGCGATGCAACTCGACGCGGAGGGGCGGCCCCACTTCGTCGTGCATGACTGCTGCCCCGAGACGATCCGCGAGTTGGAGGGCATCCGGTGGAACGATAAGCGGGTGAATGAGACGGCGACAATCGGCGACGACCACGCATGGGACACGCTCCGGTATGTGCTGCTCGGCGCTCGCCGGGCGGGCTATCTGTCGCCTCCGCCCGCGCTGGACGAGGATTGACGCCGCACGGGCCAGCGTGGTACGCCTCGTGGGAGGTGATCCGTGCCTGACGAGTCCAAGCGGCAGATCCCCGAGGGGGCCATGGTCCCGCGCCCGAGCATGTGGGGCCGGGCTGGCGCTGCCATCATGCGCGCCCTCCGCATCGTGGACCCGGTCGTCCCGCTCGCCGAGACGCACACCCCGGGCGGCGACTTCGCTGCGGGCACGGCCACGGGTCCCGGCTACTCCATCCGGCGGGCGTGGTTCAGCTACGCCTTGTCGCCATGGGTCCAGGTCTGCGTTGAACGCATCGCCGAGGATCTGGCGTCGCTGCCCCTCGTCGCTGAGCGGCGCGCGGCCGATGGCTCGTGGGAGCGGGTCGACCGCAGCGAAGCGGTGGACATGCTCAACGACCCCGGGCGCGGTGGCGGGCTGGTGATGCGGTCGCAGTTCGCCGCGGATCAGGCGCTCGCCGCCAACGTGTTCCTCCTGCCGCTGCTCTCGGCGCTCAACGGTCGGCCGATCTCGATCACTCGGCTGCACCCCGCGCGGGTCGAGGCTATCCCGGGCGAGCAGGGGCTATTGGGCTGGTCGGTGGACGAAGGCGGGATCGCCCGCGAGTACACGGCTGATGCGGTCATCCACGCGCGGGGCCTGTCCTGGTCGGACGACCCGCGGGGCCTGATGGGCACGCCGCCGATCCAGGCGCTCGCCGCTGACCTCGACGCGGACCTCGCGCTTGCGGGGATGACGAAGCGGAGCGCCGAGAAGGGCCGCCCCGATGCCATCTACCACCCCTCCAAAGAGGGCGAGCAGTGGGCGCCGCGGATCGTGGCGCTGATCAAGCGGCAACTGGAGAGCGTGTTCTCGTCGTCGCACGGCGGCGTCGCCGTCCTGGACGGGGCCGGAAAGCTCGACGTGATCGGGTGGTCGCCGCGGGACATGGAAGGCGTCGAGGCGCGCACGTGGACGCGGCAGACCATCCTGTCCCGCTTCGGTGTGCCCCCGACGATCGCCGGCATTCCCGACGCCGCCAACTACGCGACCGCACAGCAGGAGGCGGTCACGTACTGGACGCGGCTCCAGGCCCGCGCGGCGACGCTGGATCAGGCGTTCACGGAGTTGTCGGTGCGGCTCGACCAGCCCGACCTACGGATCCGGCACGACTTCTCGCGGGTCCCGGCGCTGGCTGACGTGCAGACGGCGGCGGTCGCCCGGGTGCAAGCATGGGTGCTGATGGGCGCCGACCCTGTGGCCGCCGCGGCGTATGAAGGGCTGGAGGACGTGCCCGCGTCCATGTTCCCGCTCCCCGACGCGGTGATCACTGCCGCGGAGGATGACGCCGACGACGCCGACGAGCCGACCCCGGCCGTGGTCGAGGTCGACACCGCCGCCGCCGAGGAGGCGCGCGACGAGCTGGCCGCCGCCCTCGACGCGCTGAGCGACCCCGACGCCGACCCCGAGGTTGTGGCCGACGCGCTGGGGGGCCTGCGGGCCGCCCTGGACGCCGTCGAGGCGCTGATTGCTGAGGCGCGAGCGTGAGCACCGACCGCTACGCCGGGATCAGCTTCGCCCCGCCCGCCGCGGTGGCGCAGGCGGTAGCCCGGGGGCTCGCCCTGAACGCAGCGCACAAGCGGGGCGGGACGACGGTGGGCACGGCCCGCGCTCGGGTGCTGGCCGCACGGTCGGAGGTGTCGCCCGACGACATCCGGCGCATGGTTCGGCACTTCGGCCGGCACGAGGCCGCGGCGACGGTCGACGGCGGAGCCCCGTCCGCTGAGTGGGTCGCGTGGCTGATGTGCGGGGGCACCGCGGGCCGGGCGTGGGCACGCCGCACCCTGCGGGCCATGGAGCGCGCCGACGAGCGGGCGCAGGCCGACCAGCGCGCGGCGACGTGTGGCGGTGGGCCGTCCCAGGCGTGGGGCTGGCTCGGCGACCGCGTCGACCGCGCGCCTTCCTCACCCCCGACGACCGAGCGCGCACGCGCGGCGCTGTGGCGGGGATGGGTCCAGCGGGCGCAGGGACCCGCAGAGGACCGGCTACGCCAGCGGTGGGCCGGCTACCTCAGTGCGTCCCGGCGGCGCGTCGTCGAGCGGCTGGCCGAGGTCGTGCCCAGCACGGCGGGCATGGACGGGCGCATGGTTCAGCGCGTGCTGTCGTCCTCGGACATGGCCTATGTGCTGTCCACGGATGACGAGTACGACGCCGCGATCGAGCACATCGGCCAGCACCGGATCCGCGCGATCCTGCGGGTGGGGTTCTCCGAGGCCGCGAGCGTGCTCGACGTGGCCGAGTGGGATCCGCTGATGGACCCGTCGGTCGCCGAGCTGGCCGCGCAGGTCCGCCGGGTCTCCCCGCTGACCATCCAGCGCACGCGGGCCATCGTCCAGACGGGGCTACTGGAGGGCGAATCCGTCCAGACCATCGCCGGCCGCCTGTCCCGAGACATCGCGTACAGCCCCCAGCGGGCCGTGCGTATCGCCCGCACCGAGGCCACCCGCCTCAACGGCATGGGCACGCGCCTCGCCTACGAAGACGCCGCCGACAAGGGATCCCGGTTCGAGATCCAATGGTTGAGCGCGCGGGACGGCATCGTCCGCCCCACGCACGAGGACGCCGACGGAATGACGGTGGCGCCAAGCGAACCCTTCACGCTATCGTCAGGTGCAGTAGGTGCCGGGCCGGGCGAGTTCTCGGAGGCGTCCGAGGTCGTGAACTGCCGTTGCACGACGATCCCCATTCTCCGAGAGTAGCCCATGCTGACCCGCATCACCCGCACCCCCGGCGCCGCGCTGGCTTCCATCATCCTGGAGGCCGAGCGCCACGGGTCGACGCAGGCCCGCACCCTCGACGCGCTCGCGCTGGCGACGGGTTCGACGGCGCGCGACCTCGGCGCCATCGTCCGCGGTGAGCGGTTCTGCAAGGCTGACGACCTCGACGAACTCGCCGCGGTGGCCATGGCCACGAAGCAGAGCACGGGCGCCCTGTGCTACGGGATGACGATGCGCGCGGGCGAGGCGATCGAGGGCGAGGACGACCGCCCCCGGTACCGGTTCCGCATGAGCACGGCCGACGTGGACCGGGCGCACGACATCGTGGACCAGTCGTGGAAGCTCGCCGACTTCAACGCCAACCCGGTGGCGCTCTGGGCGCATCGCACGGACACCCCGGCCGTGGGCGTGTGGCGTGATGTCCATGTCGAGGAGGGCGGCGGGCTCGTGGGCGACATCGTCCCGGCCCCGATCGAGTCCTACCCCCTGTCCGTCACGGTGGCCGAGCAGTTGCGTATGGGCGTGCTCCGCACCGTCTCCGTCGGGTTCCTGCCCGGCGTGGCGATGCACCGAAGCAGCTTCGACCCCGAGGACGAGCGGCACGCCCGGCGCGGCGTGTGGTTCTCGTCCAACGCCCTGATCGAATGCACCCTCACCCCGGTGCCGATGAATCAGGCGGCCGTCCGAATCCCGGCCGAGGCCGCCGAGGGCGACACGGCACAGCGTTCCGCGGGCGTGTTCGACTGGCTCACCACGTCCACCGACACCGCCCCTACCCGTCCCGCACTCGCGTGGGACTGGCTCACCGAGTAGCGCGGGCCGCGGCCCGTTGACAGCAGACCCGGGGCGCGGTAGCGTCCCACAACTGGAGAAGTCCCAATGATCGACCTCGACAACATCACCGATCCCGAGGCGGCCAAGGCTGCCGTTTCGGGCGCCATTAAGACCCTCCACGAGCAGCACGCCGCCGGTACCCGGTCGCTCGCCGAGGTCCACGCCTCCGCCAAGAAGGCCGCGGCCGACTGTCAGGCGCTCGACGCCGAGGTCTCCCGCCTCAAGGCCGCCGACATGGCGCGCGACCTCGCGACCCGCCGCGACGGCGCGGACATCGAGCTGCGCCATTTCAAGGCCGGCGACACCGACAAGGGCGGCCCGCTCCGCCTCGTTGGCCGCTCGGTCCAGTACCGCGGCCAGCGGTACAGCGAGCCCGGCCTCCTGGACTCCAGCGAGCAGTACGGCGAGTGGCACGCCGAGATCAAGCAGACCTATGAGTCTGCCGTCATGTGCTCCGCCATGCAGGCCGGTCGCGTGACCCGCCCCGGCGACGCGGTCAGCGTCCACGCCTTCCGCAAGCACGCCCCGAAGCTGCTCGACCGGCTCGGTTACCTGCTGACCAAGGCCCCGGCCCCGATCCGCGCCGAGGCGCTGGAGATGGAGCGCCGCCTGTTCTCGGACACCGCGAGCGGTGGCGCCGAGATGATCCCCGACGCCATCCAGCTCCCCGAGCTGGAGAAGTCCATGAACGTGATGGCGGCCGAGATGCCGCTCGTCAAGGACCTGATCCGCGAGCGGACCATGTCGGGTAAGAACCTGACGAGCGCCGTGCAGGACCGCGTCCCGATGGGCTACAACCTCGCCGGAGCCGCGAGCGCCGACCGCGCCAGCATGCAGGACAGCCGCATGCAGACGAGTGAGGTGGACTACAGCGCCAAGGACCTCGCCCTCCGCATCGCTGCCGACCGTAGCGCGCTGGAGGACTCCCCGATCGACGCCATGGCCGCGCTCCGCGAGGCGATGATCGTTGGTGGCGCGCTCACCGAGGAGTCGCTGATCTTCCATGGCGACACCTCGGGCACGCACCAGGACACCGGGATCGCCTCCTGGAACCCGGGCAACCTGTTCGACACGAACAGCATCCTCGGCGGCACCGCAGACCACCGCAAGATGTTCCTCGGCCTGCGCGCCCGCGCTGCCGACATGAGCGCCACCACGGACCTCTCGACCTTCGACTACTCGAACCTGTTGGCCCTCGCCGGCAACCTCGACGCGCCGATCGGCATGACCCCGGGCGGCCTCGTGCTCGCGATGGGCTACGAGACGTACTTTACCAAGGTCCTCGGCCTCACCGAGACCAAGACCATGGACGTGTACGGCGCCAACGCTGGCGTGCTCGGCGGGTTCGTCGGTGTCGTCGGACCCTGGGCCATCCGGCTCACCCCGGTCCTCTCCAAGCAGTACAACGCCTCGGGCATCTACGATGGTGCCACCGAGACCAAGCAGGTCGTGGTCGGCTTCGCGCCCGGCCGGTTCACCCGGTGGCGTCGTCGGTCGGCTCGCTTCGAGATCGCCAACGACATCACCACGAACCTCGCCAACATGGTGCTCACCAAGCGGTTCGCCTTCGGCTCGCCCGACGGCAACAGCTCGCTCACCTCGGCGTCGCCCACCAACGTCGCCGTCGGCTACAACATCTGAGCCGCGCCCGCGGTGGCCGGTTCGCCGGTCGCCGTCGCTGCCCTCCCCCGCATCCTCTCGGAGAACATCATGGCAAACAAGCGCGGACAGATCGTCATCCCGACGCCGCTCATCAACGCGGCTGCGGCCGGCGCGAACGCGAACGACTACGGCGCCTGGGGCCTGCCCCACGGTGCCCGCATCGTCGGTCTCGGCCTCCTGCCGAACGCCGCCGCGACGGCCCACGACACGAACTACTCGGTGATCACCGTCTCGGCTGGTGGCACCGCCATCGCCGCGGTGGACACCGACACGGCGGGCACGGGTAGCCTTGTCGCCGGGACCCCGGTGTCTGTCGCCCTCTCGGGCACGGGTACGGACCTGGAGCTGGCGGAGGACGAGGTGATCACGGTCGCCAAGACCTACGCCGGCACCGGCCTCGCGGTCAGCTTCGCGGGCGTCCTCGTCAAGTATGAGCTGCTCGTCTGATGGCCGCGCGCGCCCTCGTGCAGTGTCGCATTCATGGCGGCTACCATCGGCCCGGCTGGGCTGTTGGTGACGTCGTCATGGAACGCATCGCCGAGGGCGCGATCGTGGACCTGCCAGCGCCGGAGGTGGATCGGCTGGTCGCCACCTTCGGCCCGTCCGCTTGGCACCGTCTCCCGGTGCCGGGCGAGGTTTCCCCCACCCTGGCGACCACGCGCGACGTGGCCGCCCTGTCGGTGCGGGACCTTCTGCCAGCGATTCGCGCGGGCGACTTCGACGACGCGCTCGACGTGCTCCAGCAGGACACGCGGGCGACCGTCGCCAAGACCGCCAACGCCCGAGCCCGAACCATCGCGCGGGGGTGACCCGTGGCGCTCTGCACTGCGGCACAGATCCGGGGCTATGACGCCTCCGTTACGTCCTCCGAGGACGCGCTACTGACGAGCATCGCCGCGGCGGTGTCGTCGGTGTTCGCGACGGTCTGCGGCTACCCGCCGGCCAGCGCGGGCGCAGACCCGACGATGGAAGACACGACCTACACGGTCTACACCGACCGCGGCGCGGCCCGGGTGCTGCGCCTCGACGACGCGGACCTGCTGCTCCCGGTGTCGCCGGTCGTCTCCATCACGTCGATCCACGACGACGCAAACCGCGATTTCGGCGCGGGCGACCTCGTCGACTCCGGGGACTACGACTTCGACGGCACGACGGGTGAGGTGTTGCTACGCCCGAGCCGCACGCACGGGGCCTGGACGGAGGCCCGCGCGGGGATCAAGGTCGTGGCCGTCGCCGGGTACGAAACGGTCCCGGACGACCTGCTCCACCTCGCGATTGTCCAGTCACTCGCGTGGCTCCGGGGCGTCCAGCGCGTCGGGCTGGCGAACATGAACCAGAACGGCGTTGCGGTCACGTTCTCGCCGCGCACGCTGCTCCCCGAGGTCGTGGAGGGGCTCCAGGACTACCGGCTCCACCTCGGCGGCATGGCATGAGCACGCTCACCCCGGCGGAGTTCGCGCGGGCCATGCGCCGGCTCGGCGGCACGGGGCGCGCCAGCGTGTCGGCCGCGGTGTCGAAGGTCGCGCGGAATACCAGCCTGTACGCGGAGCGGGTGGCAAAAGAGGCGGTCACGCTCGGCGGCTCGTCGGGGCTGCGGGTCCGCACGGGCCTGCTGCGCTCCAGCATCGCGGGGCGCGTCCTCCAGGACCCCGGGAGCATGTCGGTCGTCTTGTCGGCCGGTGGGCGCCGCCGGGGTCGGGACGTGGTCTATGCCCGCATCCACGAGCTGGGCGGCGAGGCGGGCCGGGTGAGCGCCCGGGTCCGCATCCCAGCGCGCCCCTACCTGCGGCCGGCGATCGACAAGGTCGGAGAACGGTTGCCCGAGCGCATGGGCAAGGCCGTCACGGCGGCCGTGCGCGCTGCTGAGCGCGGCGGGGGCTCCTGATGCCGGCGAGTCCCTACGAAGCCTCACGCGAGGCGCTGGCTACCCTGCTGGCGGCGGCGAACGGTGCCGGGTCGTTCACGTACGACCTCAGCGCGGCGGTGACCATCGGCGCCCCTCCCGACACCGTCCGGGCCTCGCCCGCGGTGTGGCTGTGGTGCGACCGGATCCGGTTCGACACGGACACCACCATCGGGGATTACGTCGCGGTCCAAGAGATCGACGTGATCGGGTTCGTGGCCGGCGCGGACAACACCCCGACCGAGCGTATGCGGGCGGCCGAACGGCTGGCGCACGACTTCCACCTCGCGATCCGGTCTGACCGGGGGTTGGCTGGTACGGTGCGCGATGTGCGGTTCGTCGAGGTGCTGGCGCTCGACGGCGAGAGCACGCAGATGGGGACGCGCTACGGCGTCTGCCTCGTCCGCGTGGAGATCACCCAGGACATCGACGGGGTTCCCTGATGAGCTGGTACAGCGGGCGCACGGTGCGATTCCCGGTCGCGGTCGACAAGCTGACCGCCGGAACCACGGCGATCGATCTCACCTTCGACATCCCGGCCGACCTGATTGAGTTCTGGGCGGAGGTCGCGAGCGACAAGAGCGACATCCGGGTCACGGACGCCGACGGGCTCACCAACCTCACGTGGCAGGCGTCCGCGTGGTCGCACTCGGCGACGGGCGGCACGGCCACGATCCAGGTGGACGCATGGACGCCGCCCGCAGAGGACTGCATTGCGCTGATCTGGATCTACGCAGGCGGCGGCGACACCACGAACGAAGGCAGCTTCACGGCGTCCGCGCCCCGCACGGGCACGGTGTGGTCATGCGGCATCGACGGCCCGGTCGCTCAGGCGTCAACGGGCCTCGTCGGCGCGACCCGGCCCACCCAGGTCGTCGGCAAGTCCACGGACGAAACCCTGATGATCTGGCTCGACGTGGGCGCTCGGCTCGCCCCTCGCCCCGTGGCATTCAACGGGACGAAGGACTGCGAGGAGATCGAATCGATCACGTACACGGTCGAGCTGGCCGGGGCGGATCAGTCGGCGCTGTACGATGAGACCGCGGTGCGCTTCGACCGGCGCGGCCTCGTGCGCCTCCAGGTGCAGGCCGGCACGGTGGACACGGAGTACACTGTGTCACCGGTCATCACGACGACCAACGGGCGGACGCTGAACCCTCGGCTGATCCTGTCCGTCATCGACCCCGACGAAACCTGAGCAGGAGAGCACCATGGCACCCCCCAACGCAGGCCGCGGCGCATGGGTCGGATTCGGCGCACAGTCCGCATTCGCCACCGCCGACACCCGCACCGTTTTCGCTCGCCTGATCTCGGCGGACCTCACCCGCGTGCAGAATGATGACCTGTCGTCCGTGCTGCACCACGGCGACGCCGCCGACGTGCGGCACAACTTCCAGGTGAGCGAGGTGGTCGAGGGCGCGATCGTCCTCCGCATGCGGTACGACGGCGTGGGCCTCCTGCTCCGGGCGGCGCTCGGCGCCGTGACCGACGCGGGCACTGGCAGCCCCTACACGCACACGGCCACGATGGACACCTCGCTCGAACTGCTGAGCGTCGAGGTCTACCGCGGCACGGCGGCGGTCTCGGAGCTGTTCGACTCGTGCAAGGTCCGCCGGATCGTCATCACGCAGTCCGCGCAGAGTGAATGCACAGTGGAACTGGACATCATCGGGCGGACGGGGGCGGCCCGCGGGGCGGCCTCCACGCCGACGTTCACCGATCACGAGGTCGTGCGCCACAACAACACCTTCGCCCTCTCGTGGGGCGGCGCGGTGTCGGGCGTCACGGACTGGACGCTGACCCTGGACAACGGGCTCGCCGAGGTGCGTGAACTCGGGTCCCTGTTCACCCAGGAGATGGTCATTGGCTCCGGCCGCATCGCCACGCTGGACCTCGGCCTCCACTACCGCTCGGACACCGGGTACAACGCGCATCAGGCGCTCACCGAGCAGGACGCGACCCTCACGCTCACGGGCGGCACGTCGCCCAACGCGGTCGCCATCCTCCTGCGGAACGCCAAGATGATCACCCACAACGGCGGGCCGATCTCCGACTTCGGCGTCGTGACCGAGGCGGTGACGCTCCGAGGCCACGCCGACGGCACCGACCCGTCGCTCCAGATCACGGTGACGAACGCCACCGCGAGCGGTATCGCGAACTGACGCGAGCCGCGCCCCTACCCCCAACCGGACACGCCCCGGAGACCCCATGCCCCTCGATCTCGCCAGTCTGAAAGGCTACACCGAAGCCGTCATCGTCCAGAACATGCCCGACGGGCGCGTGCTGGAGTGGCAGGTCCACCCGATCACGGCGAGCGCCGGGGCACGGGCGGGCATCGGCCTCAGTGCGGTGCAGGCCGCCGTTGCGGGGTCTGCCGGGGCGACCGACGCCGACGAGGGCGGGGCGCCTCCTGAGCCCGTGCGGCTCGACCTCCAGAAGCTCGCCGACCTGGGTGAGTATTCGGAGCGCCTGTGCATCGTGGGCGTGCGAGCCGTGCGGGATCAGGGCGACACGGAGTGGACCCCGATTCGCCTCGCGGCCGAGGCGAACGACCGCGCCAACCCCGTGCGCCTCCCGGTGGCCATGCTCCAGATGGGGCGCACCCCGGACGGGGCCGTCCCGCTCAACGCGGTGGCCGCGGCGGCTGGCGCGCGCATGCAGGAGGCCGCGGAGAGCGCGGGCACGTTTCGCGGCAGCGAATGACGGACAGGCGCCGCTCGTGCTCGACGTGACCGCCCGCCGCTACGGGCAGCGCCCGAGCACGCTGATGGACATCAGCGACCCGTGGGAGGCGCTGATGGTCGACGCGGTGTGCGCCGATGCGGGACGGGCGTGGCAGGAGGCGGCCACCCGCCGGATCCAGCAGCGGGCCGGCAAGGGTATGATCCCCGTGCCGCTGCCTGTGTCCATCGTCGGAGGGTTGTAGCCCATGGCCAAGTCCGTGATTGAATACGCGCTCAAGGTGAGCGATCAGGCGACGCCGACGCTCCGCAAGGCGGCGGCGTCCACGGACACCCTCACGGCGGCGGAGGCGCGCGAGACCACGGCCGCGGCGTCGTCGGCGGCGGCGAAGCAGACGCAGCGCATGGCCCTGCTCGGGTACGCGGCTGCGGCTGCGGCTGCGGTCGGGGCCGGGGCGGCGCTGATCAAGTCGGTGGTGGACTCCCGCAACGCCATCGCCGACGCATCGGCCCGGACGGGCGTGGCAGCGTCCACGATCCAGGGGCTCGCGCTGGCGTTCGAGGGCAGCGGGCAGACCGCGGAGGCGTCCGAAGCCTTCCTCAAGGGCTACACCAACCGGCTCGCGACGGTCGTGGCCGGGTCCAAGGAAGCGGCCGAGGCGTTCACCGACCTCGGGGTTGCCACCGAGAAGACGGGCGGGGGCCTGCGGGCGTCCGACGCCATCCTACGGGACACGGTCGCGGCCCTCCAGTCGATCGAGGACCCCACGCAGCGGGCCGCAGAGGCTACCAGGGTGCTCGGGCGGCAGGGCGGGCAACTGCTCCAGGCGCTCGGCAACGCGGACAGCCTCGACGCCTTCACGGGCATGGCCGACACCTTCGGGACGCAGTCGGGACCGCGGGCGGCATCGGCGGCGGCCGAGTGGCAGCGGGCCACGGCGGCGCTCAGCCTCGTCCTCGCGGGGTCGGCCGACCGGCTCGTCGACATGGTCGGCGGCGTCGAGGGCATGACCGGCGCGATCAAGGGCGCGGCCATGGGCGTGATCTATGCGGTCGAACTGTTCAAGTTCTTCGCCGACGGCGTGTGGGCCGCGCTGATCCCCATCCGGGCGCTCGGTACGGCGTGGCTGACGCTCGGGAGCGCCATGGTGCTCGCCGCTGAGGGCGATTTCATGGCGGCCGGGCGTGCGCTCAAGTTCGGCGTGGGCGACGCGATCGACTCGGTCGCTGACAGCATCTCCGATCTCGTGTTGACCCCGACCCGGTTGGCCGACGCGCTCGGCACGGCCTCGGATCGGACGTCGGAGTTCGCCAAGTCGCTCGGCCAGATCAACGCGGCGGCGGCCGGCGGCGGGGGCGGGGGCGGCGCGCCCATCCCGAAGATCACCGAGCAGACGAAGGAAGCGACCGCCGAGGTGGTCAAGGCCACGGACGCGGTGGACGAACTCGCGGCGGCGCTCGACGAGCTGGCAGGCTCGGGCGGCGACTGGCTGGGGGACATCGACACGGGGCTGAGGGGCATTGTCGATGACTTCTCGCGGCGGTTCTCGGCGACGGGGTCGCAGTTCGCCGGGCTGCTCCAGGGCGACCCGTCACAGCTCATCGGCCGCGGCGTCGGTGTTGCGTCCGAAGGCATCGGGGGGATGCTCGGCGGTGCCGGCGGGGCTGCTCTCGGCGCGGCGATGTCGGGAGGTATCACGGCGGCTATTGCTGGGCTGGCGGCCCTTGGCGCCGCGGAGGGCGGGGGCGACGCGGTCGCGGAGCAGGCGGTGGGCTACCTCGACCAGATCGCGGCCGGGATTGGCCAGCTCGACGAGCTGATCGTGGGCATCGCCGAGCGGTTGCCCGGGGCGCTGCTCGACGTGGCGGTCGCCATCCTCAAGGGGTTGCCGAACATCCTGTTTGCGCTGCTCATCGAGCTGCCTATCGCGTTCATGCGGGGCCTCGTGATGTGGTTCCGCGACGTGTGGGAGGGCATCAAAGCGTTCTTTCGGGGCGCCCTCAACCCGCTCACCAAGAAGAACGGAGAGCGGACGGCGCTCGGCAAGGTGGCGGACACGCTGAAAGAGGCGGTCACGTTCGGGCAGGCCAATACACAGACGTTCAACGGCTCACGCGACGTGGGCGGGCTCATCCCCGAAACGGGGCTGTACCTGATGCACCGAAATGAGCAGGTCGTCCGCGCGCCCGGCTCCGGCCCCACCCCGGGGACCACCCGGGCGGCGGCGGGCGCGGCCGGCATGGGCGGGGGCGCGTCGGTGGTCGTCAACGTCACGGCGCCCGTGGCTGATGCGGCGTTCGCCGAGTTCATGGGCCGCGAGCTTGAGCGCCTCTTCGGCGCTGGCGGCCTGCGAACCTCCACGGTCATCGGATAGGGGGCAGCATGGCGCAGGACCCGTTTTTGCTGTACTACCCGGCGGGTACGACCCGGCTCCGCAAGGTGTCGTTGGGGTTCGTGGCCGATCTCCAGCCGCACGATCAGGTCGAGGCGGTCGACGTGCGGACGGGCGGGGCCTCGCCCTACCGACACACGTACCAGCGCACACGGACCGTCCTCGTCGCTAAAGAGCGGTTCACCTCGGCGAGCCTGCGGCGCGACCTGGAGGCGTTGGTCATCCACCTCCGGGCCGGCGGCGTCTGTCAGTTCGTCCTGGACATCGACAACGCGATCGCCCGGTTCGCCCGGCCCCCGGCGGCGGGCGACACGACGCTAACCATGGTGTCGCCGAACCTGATGGACCCGGCGGGGGCGAGCCCCTCGCACACCAGCGGCGATGAACTGCGGGTGGAGAGCCCCGAGCGGGTGCTACGCGCCGAGACGGTCACGTATTCGTCGGAGTCGGGCGACGTGCTGACCGTCTCCGAGTTGCGGAATGAGTACCCGACCGGCCCGGTTCTCGTGCGTGAGCGGGACGCCTACCCTGTGCTGCGGCTCCCGGCGGAGTTGGCGGCGTCCACCGACCTGCTGACCCATGACCGGCGGCTCAACTACACGCTGACCCTCCCGCTGGTCGAGTACCCGGCCGATCTGTGGGCGCTGTACGAAGCCCCGGCCCTCGGGAGCACCACGGACCTCACGCGCTCGCCCGACGTGGATAGCCTGGACTCGGCGCTCTCGCGGGCCAGCTACAACCGGTACAACTACGGCCGCTCATCGGTCATCGACAGCGTCGGCCGGGGCAACCGGTTCGCCACGGGCGAGGGTGAGATCCACGGTGTGAGCACGTCCGGATTCTCGCCGTACCGCACCGATCCCCGGTGGCTCCGATGAGCCGCACGCGGTCCACGTGGAACGCCGACCTTTCCGCGGCGGTCTCAGGGCCGGGCGGGGCGCTGGAGTGGTTGATCGAGCCAGTGATCGCGCTGGGGTCGAGCACGGGCGGGCCGTCGGGGCTGTACGTCGCCGGGGCCGTCTACGGCACCGCGCGGATCCCAGGCGTGCGCCCCACGATGGTCCCGCGCTCCGTCAACGTCGGGCCGTCCAGCGTGTCGCCGGTCTCGTGGCGGGCGAATGAAGGATCGTGGTCGTTCCGCATCGCCGACCGCGACCGGGCGACGCTGGCGCAGGCGTTCCGCCGGGGCTCCTGGTACCGGCTGCGGGTCGGCCTCGACGGGATGGCAGTCGCGGCCTATTCGCCGGTCGCCCTCGGGCGCGTGGCGGGCGTCACGGAGTCGGCGACGGGTGAGATCACCGTCACGATGTGGGGGCCTGGGGCGTCGCTGGGGTCCCGCCCTGACACGATCTCGGTCCGGTCGAGCATCCACCCGACGATCACCGCCACGACGGTCAGCGGCGGCGCCTACACCGCGGGCGATGCCGCCATCAACCTCGCCAGCGTGAGCGACGTGGCCGGGCGGACGGGCGGCTACCTGATGCTGTACGTCGAGCCGACGGCGGGGACCCCGTTCTACATCCGAGGCACGGGGATCACCGCATCCACGGTCGACGGCCTCGACGCCGCGGGTTCGTTCGGCACGACGGCGGCCAGCGCCCCCAACGGGTCCAGCGTCACGCCGATCTGGTACGACGAGGGCAACCCGTGGTCGCTGCTCCTGCGTATCCTGACGAGCACGGGGCAGGGCGCGAACGGCGGAAACGACACCCTGCCCGACCGCTGGGGCTACGGGCTGCCGGTCGACGTGATCGACTTCCCAGGGATCGAGGGGCACGGCCGCGAGCTGTTCAGCCCGTCGTCGGGGCTGTTCTCGCTCCGGCTCGGCGTGCTGAGCCCGCCCGAGAACCCCGGCGCGTGGCTCGTGTCGTGGATGTCTCGGATCGGGGCGTGGCTCTGCACCCGCGAGGGTTCGATCACGCTGCGGGCGGCGCAGGACATCACGTCGCGCGGCAGCATCGACCGGCACACGGGCATCGTCATCACGGACGCCGACATCATCCCGGGGCGCTCCACGGTCGAGTGGTTCGCGGGCGACCAGCCCACCGAGTACCTCCGCGCGCGCGTGCTGTCGGCCTCCGGCTCGACGCAGTCCAGCGCCGCGGCGACGGCCGGCACGCTGCCCAACCGCGGGAGCGTGGTCGAATACGACCTCTCGGCGGTGCTGTGGGACAACGAAACCGCGACCCGCTCCGATGTCGTCGGCCGCCTCGCTCCATGGGTGAAAGCGGTGGGTGAGACGGTGCAGATCACGTGCCGGGGAATGGGCATGGCCCGGCGATGCCCCGGCGACGTGGTCGACATTCGGTCCTCTGACCTGCGGGGCAGGCTTGCCCGCACCGTGGTAGGCTACGGCGCAGGGATTCCCGCGATGATCACGGCGGTGGCGCCGAACTGGAGTCAGGGCACAACCCAGCTCCGCGCGATCGTGCTGCCAGCCGACCGAAACGACGAGTGGAGCTGAACCATGACCCGCCTTGATTTCTGCACCACCACGGCGACCAGCACGGCCGCCGCCATCACGAGCGTGGGCACGTCCTACGCCGCCGCCAAGGTGCTCGCGGTGGACCTGCTGCTCCAGGGCCGCAAGCACGCCCACGTGGTCGGACTGGACGCCCACCTGTCGAGCATCAGCAGCGCCACCACCCTCACGCTGCGGGTGAGCGCGGACACGGCGGGCGACGTGCCCATCGTGCCCGACACCACGGCGACGATCGCGGCCGGCATCACGACGGCCACGGTGGGCCTCGGCTCGACGGCGACGGATCGCCCATACGACCTGTCGGGCCTCACGGATGACAAGGTCTACATCCACTTCTACACGGACGCTGGCACGGTCACGGTCGACGATGTGGATGTGGTCGTCCGCTCGGTCCTCTGATGTCCAAGACCTACGCCAGCGCATCGACCTATCCCGAGGCTGCGGCGGGCGGCGGCGGCGGCTCAGACCCCACGCTGACCTCGACGCTCGGCGACATCGTGGACACCACGTCGCCGTACTCGTTCGCGCCGACGCTGACCCACACGGG